ACCAAAAATATTACTTCCATTTTTTCTTATAAATACAGAAATTTTATCTGTATCATTACCAGAGTCAGCTCCCCAACTAGCACTTAGCCAATACTTACCACCTTCACCAGCAGGCACTGTAAATCTGTAAGTGCTTGTATCGTAAGCAGAATCTGTATCAACCACTTCGGTATTAAAATTTACTTTTGAGTAACCACCACTTGTAAGAGAATTAGCAGAACTTGAAGTTGCATAAAAGGCAGGAGTGTTATCTCCACCAAAACCTGTAGCTGTTCCACTGTTAGCTATTGTCGCTCCTGACGGAATCGTGATTGTGTCCCCTGAACTGCCAATTTCTAATGATGTTCCTGATTGTGGATCTAATTTATCTACGAATAAAGTTCCCATTATATAACTGTCAATGTCCCTTCTACCGTTACGGTGTTAGTAAAGTTTACTGGCCCAGCCAGAAAAGCATTTTGTGTTGACGTTATTGTAACTGTTGATGTTACCGTTGCCAAGTTTAAATACATGCCGTTAAATGCTGATGAGATAGATGTGTGATCTACACTACCAGTTGATGGTGTTTGAGATCCTACTGCTTGCCCTATAAATACAACATAAGCTGCATCAGAGCTTTGTAAAACATTTGATCCAGTTGACAAAGTTGTGCCAGTTGCAGAATAATCTACATCTGGTTTTTGTACAACGTTGTTTACTACAAATCTTATTTCTGACGAATTTGCTACAGGAGAGTTTAGTGAAAAACTAGTAGCAGATCCATTCCCAGTGATTGACTGGGTAGACATGGATTTAAATTGATCTGATGTTGCTGGACCTGTGTAACCCATGATACCTCCTACGTACTAATACTATCTATAAATGATACCCAAACATCAGCTGAACTTGCTGTATCTGATTTAATTTTTAATACATCACCGTTTAAGATATTTATTTTTGAGCCATCTTGTATGAGCTCATAACCTGATCCTTGTGGTATACTTAAGTTTTTAGCTAAGTGATAATCATTACCACCGCTAGAAATATATACATCAACCTGAATAGTTGCCGCTAAAACGTTTGTCACACGGATACCAATTAGTGCATCATCTGAATTTGATGTCATCAAAGAGACAGCACTTGTCCCTACATTTCTTGCAAATAATCTTTCAAAATCCTGTGCCATAGTAAATCCTTATATCAAAGCGCCACGGACATTGCAATTACAAAGCCTTGTGTTACGCCTCCTGTTATTGTTAAAGCACCACTACTAGAGAGTGTTGCATCTCCAGAAACAGCTACTTCTTCATAGCTGGTGCCGTCACCAACTAATATTTTACCAGATGTATTATCTGGCATTTTAAGTTTTGAGTTAAGAGTCAAATCGCCGTTTACACTATTAGACACGTTAACAGCATGGTTACCCATGTATCCATGAGAAGAACATTGATAATACAATATATTTGGTGTGTTAGCATCCACTGCTATTTGAACATAATCTCCTGAACTACCTCCAGAGCCACTAGTCGTTACACCTGTTGTGTATGCATTATTTTTAGCAGCATCTAAATAAAAACGTAAAGGGTGTCCTGAGTTACTAGAGTGTGATGTGTCAAACTTGTAGTAATATTTAGCATTAGGATCAGCACCAGCAAAACGTAAAGCTGGAGCTTCAAGTCCATCAAAAAAGTATGCATTACTACTAGAACTTCCTCCTGCTGGATAAGGATGATTACTTGTTTTAGAACCTACTTTAACAGTAATTATTTTAGGTGCACTTGACGATCCATACTCTTGTGGAAATGGCAAACCAACTTTAGAGGCTGGCATCGTACAAAATACATCTTTTGTTCCTGCACTAAAATCTACAGCCGCATCACTATTTGAACTATTAATAATATAAGTTCTAGTAAGTGCGTCACCGTCAGAGTCTAATGTTCCAAAACCAACTTCAAACTCTGCTGAACTTTGATGAGCAATTGCATAGTACGTGGTATTACTACCACCTATACCAGAAGCAAAAGTTTCAAAACCAGCAGTGGCACTACCAAGTGCAAATACACCTGTGCCTTGTGTGGTCGAGGTAACCTTAACTCGATCGTTTAGGATAAAAGCCATTTAGCTTCTCCTAAGCAATTCTTATAATAGCGCTACTTGTGTCGGCAGTTGGAAACTGAATAGTAAATGTACCGTTACTTGCAGTAAAGTCACCACCAAACGCTAATATACAAACAGCGTCAGTTGTTCCTGATCCACCTGCTGTAGTAGTGTTATAAATCATAGCTCCATTAGCTGTGAAACTTGCTGATGTAAATTGAGCATCTGCAAAGTCAACAAATGCTGTTGAAGCTCCAGATGAGCTTGTAACACCGTTGTTTGTTAATGCTTTTCCACCTGCAGTATACGCAGATCCTGAAGTATTAGTTATTTCGTTTGATGTACTATAATCAGTAGTTGATGCACCCAAGGAAGCTGATGAAGTGAACAAAGCTATCTTGAATGTATGACCACTACCAGACGAAAAGTTATGCTTACCTTCTAAAAGTTCCCCTTTAAAGGTATTGCATATTGCTGATGATATTGCCATTTTATATCTCCTTTATGGTTGTTTTGAGTCTAGAGGAAAACGAATTACACCATCATAGTGTTCATCACGTCTTCTTCTGCCTTGTTGTTCAATTTGCAAGCCTTGTAATGCTTGTTGATAGCCTTGTTCATAATATTGAAGCATGTTGTCTGGACCCTTAAGAAACCTAAATGCCTCTACAAGACAGGCATAAAGTAAGACTTTTGGTGCGTTTGTGCTCACCCATGTTGTAGTGTTTGAGCTTGACAACCCGTCTTCTTGCTTGTTCAAAGCTAATTCTATATTATATGCAGAATTTGGTGTAGGCGCAAGGTATATTGTATCTTGATCCCACATTGCATAGTATTTCGGTTGAGCCTCTGTTTGACGATTTGGCCAATATTCATTCATAAAAGTTATGTCTTTTTGATAAAGATAATATCTTACTGGATTTGCAGAATCATATATTTGGGCCGACCTAATAAAAGCCAATTGTCCCAAGTTTGCACCAGGTAAAGATACAAAGGGCACACCTTGTGTTAAAGTTGCATATTGATAAGATCTAAATATATCTAAATCAACATCTCTAAATATTCTTTTTTCACCATGTTCAATAAAATCATTGACTATTGTGTCAGTCAATACTGTGCTATCAGTTTCGGTGTAATCTCTTATTTGTGTAACTAATTCTGAATATGTCGTCATGATATCACCACACTTACAGCTCCTAAGTTCATAACAGCCAATGTATCTTTATTTTCTGTTACAGGTTGCATACCTGTTGATAGAAAAATATTACCTTGTGTTATG